CTGGGAACTTAACTTCTACTGTCTCGACCATCGTAGTCATAGGTGGAGCAGGTGAAATAAATCGCTCCTTAACCCATCCCATCCCTTTTCCATCCGGATTGGCTGATGCTCTGATGTACTGCCTAGTCTTCAAACCTTCAGTTTTTCCTGTTGGTCTGCATCGTGACTTGAGATATTCATACACCGAATAACTAAAATGCGTTAACTCATCAAACATAATTACATCGTATGACTTACCTTGATATTTGTACTTCTGCTGTTCTCTCTCGACATATCCGAAGAATATCTTGGCTCCGGATGGAAACCGCCACACCTTCTCTGATGCCTTGTAAACCGCTTTTGGGAACGCACCCTTATACAGTTCCACCGAACGTGAAATAAGTGCTTCTAACTGCGGATAAGTGTCTCTGAAGATGATGCATCTGTAATGCGGAATATGTACTTGTCGCAATGCTTCCACCAATAGTGCATCACTCTTACCGCCACCTACTTGGGGGCAGAGCCACCATACAGAACCTCAAACTCTGGACGTTGCATAAATTCAACTTGCTTCGGCTGTGGTTTCCATATAACGTTGCTCATACCTTCATCACCTCACTTTCATAAGAGAACGATTCTTCCATATAATCTCCTTTCAAAGTGTGATTATTTATTTTCGATTACAGGAGCAATCACAATTATTCCTGTGGTATTGTCATCCTCTGTGGACAGTTCTACCTCGTTCTTATCTTTCCATCCCAACTGCTTGAGAGAAAAGATTGCCATGCTAGAATTGTACTTTCCAATTAGTCCATTTTCTTCAAGGATTAACTCCTTTTCTTCGATGATTTGTCTTATAGAGTCAACCAAAGCAGGCTCGGATTCCATCCTTTGATACAGTCCCTGTTTGGTATATCCATGTCTCCTTGCGAATCGAATAACTTGAGGAATCGTTCCGTTCAATTCGCATTCCTTTAGATACACCGGAACATCCTTTATTAAATCTTCTGTTTTCACTCTTACTTTTGCCATTTTTCAATCCTCTAGTCTTTCCTACGAGTCAGTAATTGATTACTTAATCATTATCTCAATCCAATGCGTTGATTTCTCCCCACTAAAAAAGAGGCATTAAGCCTCTTCTTTTTTTGTAGCAATATTTATTTCTGCTCCTTTTTCACTAACTGCTCAATCTCTTTTCTATAAATCCACTGAAGAAATCTAATTGCCTTATGTAAAAAACTTTTTTCATAAGATTCTGCATAAAATAATTCAATGAATGTAATATCTTGTCTCTGCTTTTCAGACAACCAAACCGTAGTATAAGAAGTAAATTCATCAAAGTACTCTGTTATATCGACCCTAACTTTTTCAATCTCTGCCATATCACACCACCTATTTCTCCTTAACAATCGTTCTTCTTCTGCTTCGTCTCCTGTGGATGCAAACCAACGTATACTTGTCCGTATCACTATCCAATACATACCACATCTCCGGATTCATCATATTCTTTGACATGATATTTGCTTCAGCATCTGTTGGTTCTCTCAATCTACTCTTCATATTTTATTTCTAGTCCTATAGCCAGAGGACAAGAGAAACGATCCTCGATGCAGTTCTGCTCGATAAATCTGTCCTTGTCCGCTTCTGTGGGGAATTTGGTGATTACTATTGCATTCCCATAGCCTTCGCAAGTGACAGACTTAACATATTCACTTTTGAAATATGGGCAATTCACAGTAACCACCGCATTTGTTTTCCCGATGTACATCTATAGGTAACTCCTTCCGTATCGTTTTCTAAATTCTTCTCTTGTGTGAGTCTTCTCATACTCCATCTGACCGATAATCTTCGACATCATCTGGGCAACTCCTGTCCGGTCTTCGTGTATAGCCATATGGCATTTAGAACATAACCCTATCGTTAGGTGGTCACTATCGGCAAGAGGTCGCATTCCTCTGCCGAATACCAAGTGATGCGTATGTTCCTTTGGAGCACCACACAAGGCACATATATTATCGTATTCAGTAACCATAATATCCTCTCTTCACCTTCGATTCGATTGATTCTGTCATAGCAAGAGTCTCCTGCATCACATACTTTCCATATGTCTTGCCATCTTTTCTAGCATCAATCGATGTCTCCACTAGGTTTTTGTTTTTCTGTTGTTTCCTCTGCTTTGCCTTTTCGGTTTTTAGCTTTGATTTCCATCTCCATACTCGCAATTCGTGTTCGTGTTTGCACTTTTCGGAGCAATACCTTCTGCCCCTTCGGTCATTTACATAAAATGCGTTTCCGCATTCACTACAAATCAGTTCTGCCATTCTTCTTATCTAACTCCTTCAAGTAATCTTTTATCCATTGCTCATCCTTTTCCTCTTCCCTTGCACTCGCAATGCAGATACAAATCACAAACAGGATTGCGTATACGATTGCTATTACAATAGCTAATATCTTAATCATCTTCGTTCCACTCCAATTCTAATAAACAATGTGGGCATTCATCGTCTTTATCTTTCCGGACTTCTCGTCCACAGGAACAATACCCATATCTAATTCCTCTCAATTCGAATTCGTCCTTTACTTTCATTTCTCCATCTCCTGTAATCGTCTTCTTTACCGGAACGAACCTTGAACTGCAGGCAGTAGTCTGTCGACTTGCCACCGCAATCAAAGATTCGTTCGCAGTAGAAACATTCCTTATCCTTTGTACGCATCTTCTTTTCCTTCAATCATCTGACCGAATATTCCTACCAAGCAATTAACCACAATCGAATTACCTGCTTGTTTATATAATTGCGTATTTGAATTCACTTGTTCTGCATCTTCAAAAGCACCATCGTTGAAATTCATCAACCGCCAACATTCTTTTGGTGTAAGTTTCCGGATGCGGATCAAATACTTTTCTCCATTAATCTCCCAAGTCCATCTCTCTAGCACACTAGGGATATTCTCCGTTGTCAGAGTTCCACATACTTTTCCGTTGTCCACGACTCGTCCTCTCCTTGTCTTGCTGTTTGGATACGATAGGTCTGCGATTCCATGATCCACACAACCTATCACTCCTTCCTTTGTTGCTTGACGAACATATATTAGGTTGCTCTGCTCTGCTCTGCTCTGCTCTGCTCTGCTCTGCTCTGCTCTGCTCTGCTCTCAAGCATTCCTGTCATTTGTTCCCTGTCAAGCACTTTGTAGGCATTTCCAAGTCTTTTGCAATCTGCAACCATTCTAGGCTCTTTATATTCTCTTGCTTGGAGAGTAGGCATTACATCCTTGTACACTCTTATCTCCCCCCCCATCAAGTCCAGACATACTTTTATCTAATATGTACCTCATTTTTTAACCTCACATACCCTAAATTTTTTGAATATTCTTCCATGTTTTAGATTCCTTATCGTATTTATGAATTTCAACAATAAATGGCATTACGTTTCCGTGACTCATTCCGCTTAACAATGTTGGAGAGATACCTTCCGTAAGAAACGTACCCCCCCTTGCGAGTTTCCTTTGCCTACTACGTTGCCTACTTTTTTAATTTTCTTCATCTGCTTTTACCATTTTGCAAAGTACTGTATGTTGTTTCCATATTCCTGCATCAACTGTTGGCATCACGTTGTACGTTGCTTCCGCTCCCAACCATCCGTGTGGAAAGTGCGTTGCACACACAGACTCCTGTGTTATCGTGTTTGAAATTTGTGATTCCAGAATCGTATCTTGCTTTGATGCATCTACAGATATCTTCTGTCTCTGCGTGTCTTGAGCATAGGTCGACAAGTCTGTCTGTCTGTCTGTCTGTCTGTCTGTCTGTCTGTCTGTCTGTCTGTCAAGATTTTCCCATTGGCTATCAGCTTGTCAATCAGTTCCTTTGCCTTTTCCGTGTTTATGTAGTACTTCTCGTCAACCTCATCCTCTAGGTAATCTTTCATCGTTTTCTCTAGTGGGATTTCCTTTGGGAATTCATAACTGTAATTTCCAAGAATCGAAACCATAAATACTCGTTCACGATTCTGTGCAACTCCATAATTCTTTGCATTCATAACCTTGTAGTAATTGGAATACCCCTTCGACTCCAGATAATCACACCACTTATCGAAATGTTCTTTGTGCTTTGACGAAAGCAGATTTTTCACATTTTCCATCAAAAGCACTTGCGGAAGGTTATCTCCAAGTTCGTCAAGTATTCGTTCTACTTCCCAAAGCAATCCGCTTCGTGTTCCAGAACCCTTCTCCAAAGATTTACCTAAACCCGCAACGGAAATGTCCTGACATGGGAAAGAGTATGTACAAATGTACGTTCTGTTCTCACGATCCGTAATCTCTAGGTCATCTCCATGCACATTACGGATGTCCGTTGGCTCAAAGTTAGTGCCATGTATGGCATTGTATGAAGCACAGGCATACTTTTCGAATTCAATCAATTTATGCGTAACAAAGTCAGCACCTAATCGCTTCAATGCCATTGCCTGCGAACCTATTCCACCAAACATTTCTATCAAATAGATTTTGTTTTTGATTTTAAATGGAGTCCTCTCTCCATTGATTACATCGAACAACGAAAGCTGTCCTTCGCAATCTCCATACTGTGTCCAATTCATTTTTCTACTTGGAATAAAGATGCATCTTTAATGTCCGGACGAAACTTCCTTACTCCTTTCGTATTAAATTAATATCTGTGGTTCAGCTTTCCGTAAATCTTTGCGACATTGGAACTAACCTCTGTCACTCTCTTATCCAGAGCAACGATGTCATCGTGGTTCAATTCTGCCTGTGCCTTGCCTTCCGCAACTGTCTTGTTAATTTGGATGAGCATCTTTGCCATCATCGACAAGTCATTGCGTAATGCCTGTACCTCTGACTTAATTTCACTAATCGCAACATCACTATCGTGATTCTGGATAATCTCCGTTGCACTCTTCTGCTTGATAGGAATCAAAATTGATTCATCTACACCGAAGTAACTTGCAACCGATTTTCGGAAAATAAGCTGACATCTTCCTTCTCTCATATAAGTGGTAATAGCCTTGTAGCTTAAACCAATATCCTCTGCCAACTGTGCGTGTGAAATCTGCTTTTTCGCACACAACTCCTTAACTACACTTGCATCAAATTCAACCATATTTGCTTTCATTGTTAATTCTCCTTAATACAAATTCTCTTTTAATAAATATGCTAATTCTTCTTCAACCTCATCCAACTTGGATTGCAGGTCTTCAATCATCATTGCCAGATGTGTCTGCTGTTCCTTTAGTGATACATATCGTGCAATCACAACCTCCGGAACCTTCATCTTTTCTTCCATTGCTTGGACAAAATCTAGTATCTTGTTAGAGTCCATAGCCTATCAACTCACTTTCCAGAGCATCATAATTCGTGGATCGTTCCTCAAGTCCTCTGTCCTGCTTCTTCTCCTGTGATGCCCAATAACGTATTGATGCTTTCCAATCCTTCATTTTGTTTTTGCCAACCATCCATCCATTCGATTGATAATGACTCAACCACTTGTCAGCATCCACGTTGTAGTTTTTCTCTTTGATATAAGATTTGATATCTTCTAGTGTGGGTGGAGCAAACTTGTTTGCCTTACACTCTAACCTATCCTTACCTATACTATCCTTACCTAACCTAACCTGTGTATCCATTTGGTATACCACTTGGTTGTCACTTGGTATACCAAGTGTCTCCAACGTGTATGCACCATTATCTTTTATAGCTAAAAGAGTCTTCTCTTCTTGGTAAACAGTAGGTTTGAATCTGTCGTTCCGGATGTAGTTATGAATTCTCCAATGCTTAATCACTACAACCCCTGTATCGAATGTTATTAGAAAGTTCTTTGCAATAAGCAGTTTCATATCATCATCACTTGCACCAATCATCCTTTGAACCTTTTTGGGATTATTGATGAAACCTTCGTCATCTGCTCTCATTGATAAATGGAAGTACAGGCATTGCGTTGACATCGGCATATCCAAAAACGAATCACTATCGATTATTGTTTTTGCAAACATTCTTCTTTCTGCCATCTCTACTCCTCATGGTCTTCCGTAACATCGATTGCAATGTGGCAACCCTTCTTCCACATTTTTTCTACTGCCTTTGTTGCATCGTAGATATCATTAACCTCAAGCACATATCCTTCGTTTAGGTCTGCGGTCGACATCGGTTCTCTATTGTAAAAAGTCATCTTAATCATTTGCTAAATTCCTCCCTGTAAATCATTTCATTCTCTGCTCTGAATCTTGCAACTGTATCACTTGCCTGTAATTCCGGATGCTCTTCTTGAACCTTCTGTCTGTTTCTGCGGACAGTTTCAAATGGTGGAATTCCATAATCGTCATAGTTGTTAAAGACATCTGCGAAGGACTCTGTCTCAATCTCCGGATTGATGTATTCACAAACTTTTAAATACAACTTGTTATCAGAATCTCTTAACTCTGGATAATTAACCAATAGGTACAGAACTGTTGACTTAATATGTCTAATTACTTTTCTATTCATAATCAAATACTCCTATCTCATATTCACGATACAACTTGATCCAATCATCAAATCGCATCGTCACCAATACATCTGCGTTATTCTTTTTGTGGAACACCGCAGGTAACTCACCTTCTCTTGCATCACGAACCGCCTGTGCCATCCAATCGTACAACTGCATCCTCTCTTGATGCTTTGCTTCGATATGGATGTATGGAAGTCCAACAACATCTGCATCACCATTTGCTCCGCAGTACTGCTGTCCCCTTCGGCAATCGTATCCGTAATCCTTTAACATCGATGCTAGTGTTCGTTCAAATCTAGCACCTTTAGATTTTGAATTAATACTCATTTAAATATTCACATACCTTTCGTTGACCATAATTTCTTTAGCCTTGCAATCTCTTCTGGTGTATCTGTGTTAATACCTTCCAAGTGACATTCATAAATTGTTGCATCAATCAACTGATTGTATTCCTCAACTGACATCTCACTCGTTCCCTTTAGAATCCAATAGAACCAACCGCCATCTGAATACTTAATGAATCTCCAATGATTGTCTGCTGATTCCTGTGCAATGTCCGGGGATACATTAATCTTCAAACACATCGGATTTCCATCTGGAAGAACCTTGTAGAACCTTGTAAGTGACATCATATCGTTCTTGCAATGGTTAAAGCTGATACCACGTTTCCTTGCCAACAGACTAATCAACTTGTGGAAATATTTACGTTGATTCGATGAATGGTCTGCATCCCACTTTTCAATGTCTACAGAGCAATCAAGTCCTAGTAATTTGTTCAAATGTTCCTCGTTGCTCTGCGACTTATCGATTAGGATATTTACAAGAATGTTTCGTCCGGTATCTGTGCAACCTACTAACTTGCCAATCATTTAGTTAAAAGGCAAATCTTGAGCGAACTCATCGATGTTCATCCAAGCTGTGTCATGTGCCTTGTTTTCAGCAGGAGTCTGTGTATTCTTGCTATCCGCAAACTCTGTATTCTCGATTACCACATCTGTGGTGTACACCTTCTGACCATCCTTGTTGGTGTACGATCCGGTCTGAATTCTTCCTTCTACAGCAAACTTTGAACCTTTGCGACCATACTTTTCGAAGAACTCTGCGGTCTTGCCGAATGCAACGCAATTAATGAAATCTGTCTCATCCTTTTTAAATCTCCTGTCAACCGCCAGAGTGAATCGTGCAACTGTGGTCTCGCCATTCACTCTAACCTCTGCATCCTTTGTTAATCTTCCCATCAATACTACTCTGTTCATTAGATTTCCTTTCCTTTCTTCTCTAAAGTGGTAATAACCACCATTGCCTGTTCATAATTCATCTTGTTTGGCTCAACACCGAATTTGCTAACAATCCAATCCTTCACAGCTTGTGGATTCTCATTGGCTGAAATGTACTTGAGGATGCGAGTTCTAGCCTCACCTTCCTTAACCAATTCCTCTTGGCTTAACAGTTTTGACTCCTCTTCCGGAAGGTCTTCTCCTGCGTAGATGTAAAGTCCAAGTCCATGTCTTGCACAAGCTTTTGTTAGGCTTCTCTGAATTGCCTTGTTAACATCGAATGATGTAACATCATCTGCCTTAATTGACTTGTTCTTGAAATCCATCACAGGAAGATATTCGATATGCTCAAGTCCATCGATTGTAACTCCGGTCTTAACCCAACAAGTCTTTCCATCTGTGTGGTAATTCCATCCATCTGCATTCTCATAAATTGTGTAGAATGCGGTTGGAAAATTCTTTTTTACATATCTCCAACAATGTGCCCAACTAATGTAGGACAATCCACTTTTCTTCTCCACGCAATCATTAACATCGATTGCGTTTAATGTTTCAAATACACTACTCATAATGTTCTTAAATCCTTTCTGCTAAACACTTTATCCAAATCATTCCAACGTTTTAACCTAATAGACAATGTAGATGCTTTTATTCCTGTTTCATTTGCCCAATCAGCAATACATTTAGTTTCTCCGTTGTACGTTATTAAATGGTTTCTGCTATAGTTTCTATTTTGCTCTGCTCTTGTTACGAACCTGCAATTATCTGGTGAATACATTCCGTCATTATTTATTCTGTCTATTGTTAACCCATCTCTGTATCCGTTTTGAATTGACCATAATTGAAAAGTTGAAAAATCATTCCAATCATCGCAGACTTTTATCCCTCTGCCACCATACCTATCAAACCTTTTGTTATTTGGGTTGTTGCAACGTTCCTTCATTCCACACCAGACTCCATACAATTTCGTCTTTGAACATCCGTGAGACTTTTGAAAAGTTCCGTCAACGTTCCTGCTTCTATCAAAAATACTCATCTTCTTTTCCCTCATAAAATCTTTCGTTAACCAACTGATCTAAATACATCACATATCCATTTGTCTTTCCTTTGTGCGTTCCAATATATCCACAGCAATTATGGAACGGACAGATGTCACAGGCTGTTTCAAAGAGTGAACTGTCAAAATCGAAATGTTCAGCAACCTTATCCATTGCCTCGCAAAATGCATCACCTATCTTTTCCGTATCTGGAACAAAATTCTTCGTTACATTTTCAAGTGGTTTCTTATCCATTTTGAATCTCCCTAGTAATAACTAAATACAATCCCATCACTTACACAGTACGTTCCATGTAATGTTTCAAATCCTGCCTGCCCTAGCACGTTCTCTGGAAGCACCGAACCATTTATCAAAAGGTCTTCCGCAATCTCCATTGCTCGTTCGTTTGGTGTCTTGTTCATCCCACCATCCCAAGTAGGAGCATATTGTCCTTTTTGATAAATCACATCGTGCAGATTGTCCGGATACATATCCGATGCAACTCTGTTCAGCACCACAGAACCAACGTAATAAAGTGTTTCGTCTGATATCCAATCAGCACCTGCTTCTGCGTAGATGATGTGTGCAAGTAAGTCCAAGTCTTCGTATGAATACGGACATTCGATTGACTCCTCAACAACCGGAACTTCTTCTTCCACAATCACAGGAAGTGATTCGATATCATCGAAGTCAATCTGTGCGGTCATCTCTGTGAATCCTGCGTACATCACTGTAGGTTCTTTTGCGTAGATGGCAATTCCCATTCCAAACAGAACCGCTCCCATAATTGCCAAAATCACAAATGATGCAGTAAGCAATCGCATTTGAATCTGCATTTGTCTTTTGGCTTTTTGCTTTGCCATCTTTTCCATAAATAAAATCTTTTCGTATGCGTTCATAATGTCATCATCCTTCCTATGTCTTCTTGACTTGTTTTGAGGATTTCAAAAATAATTGCTAACTGAATTGCATCAAATCTCATCAGCTTCAAATCGTGGCTGAATGTCGGTTGACTTATTCCAAGTTCAAATGCCATCTCTTCCTGTGAGATTTTCTTTTTTGACATCTCTGTACGGATGTAACCTTGTAGGCAATCCTTCAACTTTTCTGTTCTGTTAACCATAGCACTCCTTCCTGTAGAATATTTGTCTACTTTTTAAAGAAAATTTTTTCCTTATCTGACAATCGAGAAATGTTCAACTCATCGCACAATGTTGATATTTCCGAAGAATTAAACTCACTCACGTTGTACATTTTTCTTCTTAAACTCTGAATCGTAATGCTACAAGCACCTGCAAGAAAAGACTTTGTCTTTCCAGATGTTTTGATTCGATCTTCAAGTAAAACTGTATCGACCATAACCATTCTCCTTCCTAAAATTTTTGTAGACATTTCGTCCACAAGAGAAACAATATCAGTTTGTAGAACATTTGTCAACATATATTTTCGATATTTTGTAGAAAATTTTTCAACAAAGTGATATAATTCAATCAAAGAGGTGATTTATATGAATAATATTGGTGAAAGAATTAAATCTAGAAGACTAGAACTAGATATGACTCAAGACGAACTTGCAAAGAAGGCAGGATACAAGTCACGTTCTTCTATTAATAAAATAGAACTGACAAGAGACTTGCCTTTGAACAAAGTTTCATTGATTGCAAAAGCATTAAACTGCTCACCATCTTATCTTATGGGATGGTCAGAGGATGCGGAAGGTTTGATTGAAAAAGCATCTGCTGATGCTTCCAGACAAAAGAAGATAGACCGACTTACTCCGGAAGCAATAACAGAACTTGACAACTACATTGACTACTTATTATCCAAGTACTCCCTGTAATACTCGGAGAGATACACAAGTGTTCTAACCACTTCTGCTTCTGGCAACACTTCTAATATCTCTACAATCTGACTAACTAACTCACTCACTTGTGTAATCCCCTTTCTTAATGATGATGCTATGTTAACATACCGAACACATATTCGATACGATTAATCTGCACAAAAATAAAAATAAATTTTGGTGTTTTTAACATATCATCCTAATTAAATCCTGTGGATGCACTTAACGTCTCAATTACATTATTTGAATGCGTAAATATTTACGCAATGAGGTGAACTATGACAATTGAAAAAAGAAAAAATGGGCAATACAAGATAAAGCAAATGGTATCCGGAAAATATTACTCTATCACTCTGAACTACAAGCCATCAAAGAAGGAAGCAGAGATGCTAATACATCAGCATATAGCCTCTCAACGCACTACAATGCCCCTAGAAGGAACTTTTGAGTCTTATGCGAACAAGTATATATCTTCACGAAGAAACGTGCTTAAATCCCCTTCTATCGTTAAATACGAGTCTATGCTCAAGAATATGGATAAAGAGTTCAAGGAAAAGAGTCTATCAGATATCACACAGGAAGATGTACAGATTTTGATTAACAAGTTTTCTGTCGACCACGCACCAAAAACTACGATTGATCTACACGGATTTGTGTCATCGGTAATATCCTTCTATCGTCCATCATTGGTACTCCGCACAACACTTCCTAGCAAGGTTAAAACCGATTCTTACGAACCAACCGATGAAGATATCAAAGCTGTTCTAAAACGTGCGGAAGGTGGCAGATACGATGTCATATTCAACCTTCTTGTGTATGGACTACGAAGGTCAGAAGCATTGGCAATCGATGTGAAGACAGACTTGGTAGATAGAAAAGAAAAGACCACTACTCTTCTTATTAATAAGTCGATGGTAGTTAACGAGGATGGAACATATTACATCCGGAACGAAAACAAGACATCTGATTCTAACAGATGCATCGAGATAGCAAACGAACTTGCGGACAAAATGGTGAATCAAGGTTATGTATTCGATGGGAAACCGCATATGTTGAACAAAGCATTGACCAGATATCAGAATCAATTAGGTATTCCGCATTTTAATCTGCACAAATTCCGTCACTACTACGCATCTATGATGTTATCTCTTGGAGTTCCAATTACCTACGTTGAAACCACAGGCGGTTGGACTCATGGTTCTCAATCATTAAGAAAAGCATACACTTATTCACAGGAACAGAAACTGAAACGTGAACAAGAAAAAGGTGTAGATTACATTGCCAATTTGCTTGGCTAATTTTTTTATCAATTTTGGGGGATAAATGGGGGATAAATTGGGGGATAAATTTTTTATAGATAGCATCTATATTTATTGAAACTGTCTATTAAGTGAGCGGAAAAATTATTCATTAGGGCATGAAAAAACCGATAAAATCAAGGGATTCTATCGGTTCTGTCGATAATTATCGATGCTATCTATAAAAGCTGGCAACGAGAGTTGAACTCGTCAACTTTCCTTTGTTTCTGCGGTTTGTAGGCATTTTGGGATAAATTGGGGGATAAATTTTTCCAAGAAAAAAGAACCGGAGGAGGTGAACACCGATTCTTTTTTCCATAGGGATTCAAATATTTTTAATTAAGAAGGGTATAAAAACAACTATGGTTAGAAGTAGTTGATTACATTATTATATTATCACAATTATTATACTCAAATAAAATGAAATTGGGATGCCGAACATCTAGCATCCCAATTTCCAACAACAATTATTAAGTTGTAGTCATTGTATCATAATTGTTATTATCGTTTAAACTCTTTCAAGATGACGATGCAGAGATTCTATATCATTCTCATCGAACTTCATCTCTCCAACAAATGGCAGGTCAACAACGAGACATCCGTATCTTCTCGCACTCTGCTTCATGTGGTCGACTATAATGTCTACATCAAACATTCCGTCTTCGTCAATGATTCCTGTCATCTTCACGATTGCGTTGTTCTGCAAATCGTGGAAAATCTCGTTAATCTTACTTGCGATGATTCCTACCATAGTTCCTGCCACCCACTTGCCCGATGTAGGCAACATTCCTATTACTTCATCATCAGCAAAGCTAACTAACCCTCTTGCGAATTGATCTGCGTTTATTTTCATTTTGAATCACCTCAATTCTAGGTAGTGGGTGCTGTCCACGAATTCTTCGCAGGCATAGGCTCCGGACATACGTTTGTAATTGGAACAACAGTTTTGGTAAGTCCATTAAGTACGCAAACTTGATTCTGAAGTAAGTTGATTGCAGAATTTGCTGTGGCATTGTAGACAGCCTGTGCAGAATTGACATCAGCCTGTGCCTTTGCATCTGCATTAATGCGAGTAATTAACCTCTCATATACATCAGCAATCTTAACCTCTGTGTTCTGCTCTGACTTCAATAGTGCAATTTCAGAATCCTTTCTTGCTAACTCCTGTACATAATTCAACTCGTCTTTGGAAACGTATGCATTGTTCGTTCCACCGAATAAATTGAACCCACCATGATTTCCAATCACACCAAGTCCTGTACCGATTGCCCCTAAAGTCACTCCTAAATTACCTTTTGCATTGCTTGCATATTCCATAATAAAATCCCCCTTTCTTTTATGGTACTTAAATTATTGCATAAAAATAGAGAGGAAAATTCTCATCTTCCTCTCTCATTCTTATCACATTCTTATCAATGCGAATCCATATATCGTTCCTTTTCACTTGTCTTCCGCTTCGGAAGAAGCAAGTCATTCTTTTGGCACTCATCGTATTTGTCCTTGAGTCTGCGGATTACTCTTGATACGGAAGCAGGACTCATATCAAACATCATGCTCTGCTCCGTAATTGTCATTCCGGATGCTCTTGTTCGCATTATCATCTCTTCCTCTCTTGTGAGGTTTCCCAATTCAATAAATCTCTCAAGGACAAATTTAGTCCATATCACTTCGTGACTCATACACGCACCACATATTTGTTTGAAATGTTAATCCATCCATCTCGATTCTTCTGGTATGCTTTGAGCAATCCCCATCCATTCTGTTCCTCAACGATTGTGTACTTCTCGTTCTGATGGATGGTATTTACCACATCATACTTTGTGGATGCACCTTTGCGTACATTTAAGAAGTCGATGACTACCTTTACAACGTATGGTTCGAATTCCTTTGTTGCAGGAGCATCTCCTATCTTGCTATGGAATTCCTTCTCCCATTTGTCATCATCTACCCAATAGAGCGGACAAGGTTTTCCATTAACATCGTAGTGACGAATGACACGTTCCGCAGGTACATTGTACTTTTTCATCAAATCACGAACCAACCACAATGCATTATCGATGGTATCCGGTAATGGAGCAATCACTCCATTCTTATCTCCGTCACACAATTCTATACTGATGCTGTTCGAATTGGTGCATTGCTGATAATACTTGCCACCATTGTTTGCGTACTTCTTGCCACCAACAGAATAAGCATTGTAATCGTCCGGAACCGAACGTATAATTTCCTTTTGATCCACGAAGTAGTGAGCAGATGCCTTGACAATATTGTTATGGAAGTAATTGCCATTTGACTTTGCCATATCCCCATCGTTAGCTGTGTAGTGAATCACAATCCACCGGATATTATCTGTGCTCCGTTTGCCACCATAATTCATTGAGTTCGCAATGTTATCCTTAATGACAACAGCCTTTGGTTCTACATCTTTCGTTTCAAACTCATCGTATTTGGTTAGGTCATACTTCTTGATAACCGCATACACGTTGTCGACATATTTGATTGATGTTGCATATCCGTCAGCTTTGATTGTTTCAAGGTATTTGTACGCATCTGTGATGCCTTTGAGGTTATCGTATCGTCCACCTGCGTTGAACAGGAAATCAAAATATCCCTGTACTCCTGCATCCATATGTGGAAATGACATCCAAGTCATTACTGATGATACATAACTTCCATCCGGATTCTGTTCCGAACCAACCTTTGTGTACGAACCAATACAAGTAGGACATCTTCCTTCCTTATATTTAAGTCCAAAGTAATTTCTGGCATTAACTGCCAACTCACTTGTACCACTAGCTGACTCAAGAACCGCCTGTGCAATAATTGGCGATACCACCTTAATGCCATACTGTGGAGCATACTTCTGAATGATTGGTGCAATCGTTTCGATAAATCCCATAACTATTTCTCCTTTGTAGCCTGTGTGCCGAAGTAAAAGGCGATTACTGTACTAAAGATTGTCATAAACTGTTCACTTGAAATCTTGTTTTCACAAGCAAGGAAGCAGAACACACCACACATTGCTAATGTGACAAGAGATTTAACACTCATTAATTTAGTAATTCTGTCTAGCATATGTACTCCTTAATGGTTGACATTCGTACCTGCTATCGGTAACTTATCAACCTCTTTCATTATTCGTTTCGCAGAACCATTGCCACCCATTTTCTCATATGGTTCGAACAAGTATGTCTGCAAGTTTTCGTATTCATCTTGGGTGATCCATCCACGTTTCAGATATTCCATCCCAAGATACATAATTCTATCGTGTGCCAATCCCACAAGCATCTGATTGCGGACATCCTTCTTATTAATAACTGTTGTGAGGAATGCCCACATTCCGCTCGATGCGAGGATTGAAGAAATTATTGCGACTACAACTTCTATATTCATTTTTCTATGCCGTCCTCTCCCAAATGTATACAGTATAGTAGGATGGTAAGATATCGAATGGTTCTCCATTACCGACAGTACTTGTATTCTGTGTTCGGTCTTCGTGTGCAAATGCTCTGAAACCTACCGCAACACCACCAACGATACCTTCCTGCGAAAAAAATGGAATTTTATGTGAATGGGCAGGTAAGTTATCCGTTGTAAGTGTTACAGAATCAGAACCATCAACATCTTGGGGTGCGTGGCTTCCATCTGTACCACGAAGGAATCTGCCTTCAATCTTTTTCCATTTAGCACCACCATAGATGTTTTTAACTTCGGTTTCTGTAGATAAAGTGGTTGACATAATAATCATACCAACGTGACTCTTAACAAATCCGGATACTGTACCTTCCAATGTTGATACACGATTTGCAACTTCATCAGCTTTGGTATTTGCTTCAAGGATTCCACTATCCATATGATTTAGATTATCTGCGGATACAGGAGTTGTTGTATCCGGATAATCTTTAAAATTTACCTTACTGTATGCCATCGTTTACTCCTCCACTTCGTACTGTGCATTGTCACGATCTGCACAGAGAACGCATTCTCCATTCATATCGTGGAGTTCAACTCTACAATATCGTGTAGCAGAATTGTTTCCATAAGAAGAGAGGTTTGTGTAATACAAATTCTCCGCTTCCTGTTTTGTGTCTTTAACATCTACCTTAATTGCAACTCCACCACTTTTGTTCTGGGTGAATGTAAATACTGACCATTTATACATTGATTTCTCCTTTCGTTAACCGACTATATATGTAATTGATAATTTTCCTGTGAACGGAGCAGATGATGTTTCTGCCTTTTGGACTCTCACACACAATGAACCATTCGTCCTTAACTCAACGTGTCTTGCACTCGTATATCCACTAATAACAACTCCGTATGATTCTATAATAGGTCTGTCCCCAACAGGGAGAGTCATAACTTGCATTGTTGCGTTAGCACCACTATCGTTTTTGGCTGATAATCCATCAATCTCAATCGTTCTTACATTTCCACTTCGTACAATGTACGCTGATGAACAAGTGTTAGGAGATGTCATTCTGTTAGATATTTCTTCATACGTTGTACCAACTGTAGAATCAATCATTCCTTGAACAATATTTGTGTCTGTCTTGGAATCCCAATTAGACTTATCGTCAACAGTAACGTGGATGTCTGAATCACTAACGTGATTATTCCAACTAGACTTGTCATTAACAGTAACGTGGATGTCTCCGTCTTGGATATGATTTGTGTAACCGACCAAAAGTGAATCAAGAGTAGTTGATGCATTAACGTACACAGCACTTGCTAGTGTTGTAGGATTGACAACAACGTATTCCTCGGTCAATCCACTTTTTTTGACATACATCAAGTTATGACTTGATGCCGAATAAATGTGGTCACTTGTGCAGTACACATAACCTTTTAGGTCATCTTTTTTTGCACACCCATCTATCGCATTTGCTACAACTTTATTCTGGACAGGATTTGTTGATGTGGTAGACAATGCATTGTCTGAACTAACACTAATCGTTCCGTTTCCGTCTATTGTTATAGTGCTGTTGTCCGGCTTGACGATTCCAACAGCACTCGATGTTGCTGTCACCGCATGAATCTGTCCTATGTTATCAACATCGATTGTTTTCCGGTCTAAATCCTGCAAAGAAAATTTCATGTTGATAAGTTCATCCGTTGCGTTAAGTCTTTTTGTGATGACTTTATTCTGCAATGGATTGGTGCTAGAGTCAGAAAATTCAGAATCTACAACGATGCCACCGCCACCGCCACCACCAACAGAAGAAAGCATACCATTCGTATCAACAAATGTTGTTACGTTGTCCGGCTTAATGATACCTAGTGTTAATGATGTAGCAGGAGTCATTGCTCGTTCCGCTCTGTCAGCTTCCATTTTTGCCTGCATACTATATTGATATGCATCGTTTGATAAATCAGCAGTACGTTCTTTAATTTCTTCTGTTTCTTCCTTGATAGCATTAGCTGAATCAACAATAGCTGATGCTTCTTTTATTTTTTCATATACTTTATTTGCATCATTCTTTGTAGAAACGGAATAACCCTTTGAAACATTCGAAAAATATTCCGCACGATCAACAGAAGCATCAATGTCAGTTTTTGCTGATTCTACATAGTCACGAACATCTTCACTATACTGTTTTGCGTTCTCTGAATATGCCTTTGCCCCATTCGCATAATTTTCAGCATAATTTCTGCTGACTTCTGCTTCGTGGCTATATTCTATTGCTCTGCTCATTGCATTTATTGTTTCATTTCTATTGGTGATAGATTGTCCAAGAACATTGTTTGCAGATGCTTCAATGCCTACGCAGTAATCTTTTGCCTCAATAGTCTTACCAAGAATGTATTCACAATTTTCTTTAATTTGAGTAGCTTCAACCAACTGCTCCGTAATTGCTGTGTACTCATTCATCGACAACTGCGAGTCTTGGTTCAGTACCTTCTTATAAACAAAGATTGAGAACTTTGGTGATGTGAGTACAGTTCCATCTTCAAATGTAACCATATACTGTGCCTTGCATTCACCTTCGGCAGAGATGTCCTGTGTGCGAAGTGTGTACTGCAATTCGTCTCCCACAACAACTACACCTTGGTCTGTCTCTGTTCCATCCGGTTTCTTGATTAAGAGTTCCGCAAGTATTGCGTTCTCAAGTGATACCACCTTACCGCTATTGACGAGAGTACAATGCAATGTTCTAGCCTTTGTATCAGATTGCTGAACATAGATACAGGCTTTTACTTTTTCGTTATTTATATCCAAGCGGATATTATCTATAGAATCGTTAAGCATCGTTATCTCCTTTCGTATAAGTTAATGGTATAAAAAAAGAGTGGGGATTTCTCCCCACTCCTCTTTAGTGCCATGGTGCTTTTGATAATGTAGATTCCTTGTATCCGCTTGCAAAGTATAATGCATCTTTTTGTGCATCACTTATTGGGAGTGAATCTATAATCTCAAGAATTTCTGTTTTCTTTGTTCCTGTGTCTGCTCTTCCATCACCATTGTAATCTACTCCTGTAGCACTTTCCGCTTGAATATAGTATGCTTCAAAATACTCTGGTGTAATTCCATATGGTTCTGCGTAATCATAGTAAGCACTAACTTTAGATTCTGTAAGTACTGTATCCGGATATTGTAACACATAATTCCAATATCTAACCTTTTCCTCTGCATCTTCAAGTTCAAAGTCTGCATAATTATAAAGGTAATCAATCGCATCATCGTAGCTGATAATCCCTTCGTTGAACAGTTCCTTCACATCGTTCTTTACGGCTCCGGAAACATAATCGTGTGATTCTTCATCGGTCTTTCCGTTTTCTACTTTTGTACCTTCAAGATCGTCTGCAACCATCTCGATGTATTCATCATTTCCGGTTGATAATGCATACTCAAGGTCAGCATTTTCGAAGAATCCTTTATGCTTTGGTTCAGAAGTTGAGGATTCATCAGTTCCATTCTCTTTTTCAAGCTGATTAATTACTGTGTTGATTGCGGTTACAATTTGGTCTTGAGTGAAGTAACCTTCATTCTTGATTTCCATTGCAGTACTCAAGTAATTTTCAAAATCACCATCATACTTATACTGTGAAGATTGTGTGATTCGTTCGTCAAACTCAACGAGTGCATCAGCAACTTGTCTGTTGTACTTGTCATCGTACTTTGCTTTGAACTCTTCTACCGACTCTGTGTCACCTTCCATAATGGCATCGTACACAAGTCCAAGTTCCTGTCTCTTTGTACGTTCAACACCTGCTTCGAATGAACCAAACTCTCCATTCATTGCATCCTCAACGTGAAGGAATGCTCCATGCACTATGTTGTATGCGTTCTTTACAGGCACTCCAAAGTAAGAAGCCACATCGCAGAATGCATTGATAAAGTTGTTTGTCGATGGTGTCTTCAGCTTCGCAAGAGAAGTAACAGTATCATTAATCTTATCAACAACAGGATCACTTATGATATCGTATCTGTTTCCACTAAAGAACTTCTCTCCAATAGAGAATGCGTAGTTTCCAATCACAGGAAGGACAGCACCAAAGATATTCTTGAATAATTCTTTCAAGAACTCTTCTCCTACACTTTCTAGAGTAAGATTCTTGTCTTCATCTCTCCAATTATTCACCTTGTGCAAGAGCATTGCTGATATCAATGTCATTGCAGTAAATACGAAGTGAGATGCCAACTGACTTGTAACTGCCATTCTAAACATTCTTCCTGCTTCTTTTGCTTCTGCTGAATTGTTACCGAATTCCTTCTTTGCCATCTTGTAACGAACTGCTCCGTCACGAAGAATTCCAGAGTTCTGCATCGGCTGTGTTTGGAATATTACAAAGTTTGACAAGTACTTGTTCTTTGTAATCTCTGAACGATGAAGCGGATCGTACATCGGCTGTGTCTCTTCAAGTACTTGGTTGTAAAGTTTCGTTACCTCATCCCAATAGTTTTCATTTGATTGCGTGAGTCCTCTGCTTTCAACCTCTGCCTTTGTTGCTTCCCATAATGCTGTGGTTGTAGCAACGTCCATAGCCTGTATCCAATTCATAGGTGATAAGTTTCCAAGTTTCTTGTTAACCTTATTAACCCATCCCTTACTTTGGTTCATTTCACCAAGTTCCTGTAATGAAAGTCCTGCTCGTCTCATATAGTGTTGAGGAGTATGCTCATCAATTTCATTCCAAATATCAACAGCATGGATTCCTCGTCCAAGTCTTGTGTTATATGATGCAAGTCCTTTTGCTAATGAACCGCTTGAAAGAATTGAACCTGCTGTGAAATAAGATGCAGATTGTTTCATCCATACAGAAAGATTACTTGCAAGTGTTGATGCAACAATTCCAGACTTTGCTTGTGCAATAATCTTTGGAACATCACTTCTTCGTGGAGTCTGAATATCCTTAACCGCTTGTTTGATTAAGTCATTTCCTTTCGTTCCCCAAGTCTGACTAATTGCATCTTGTACTGTTGAATACTTTGAATCAGCAACATCATCTTCCATAAGACTTACGTTGAATACCTTATTGAAGTTTCTGATAGGAATTGTTAGTCCGTAAATCTTTGCAACTTGGTCGATGTGGTCAGATACAATCTGATTAAGTCCACGCATAATCAACTGCTGTTTCGCATTGTTCTTGGTTGATTTCAAGATGCCAAAACTGTTGATTGTTGCTTCGTATTCCATCGCACCAATCTCTGCCTTTACTTGGTTCTTATTCACAACGTATGGAATATAGTTGTTCTCCGTAGCAATGAATCTGTGTCGAGTAATCATAGAGATTTCGTTCACAGCATTTTTTGCATCCTCATTGAAGAACTCTCTTGCTACATTCAAATATGCGTTATCCCAACTTGTCATCTTTGACTCAAGATATTTAACTAGGTCTTCGTCAACAAACACATCAAATCCGTTGTCAAATGCTTTCGTATTATTACCTTTAGATTCATCCTTGATATTAGTGAATCGAACAGGCTTAACCAAGTGACTTCTTCCGGAGTTCGAATTCTCACGTTCGTATGTGAGGATTGCCTGCATTGCCTGCATCTTTGTAAGCATTACATTGTTTCCGTCCTTATCGGTAACCTCGATGTTTGCTTTTTCAACAGCATCGTTGAATGCTTTCTCTCCTTCCTTACTCATACGAAGCAAATCAAACTTCTTCTGCATATCCATTTTGAACTTGTCTGCTTTGATTCTACCTTCGTTCAGTTTGTTGAATTGTTCAAGCAGAACAGCACCTTCTTTGAATGCTGACATCTCACGAACCGCTCTCATCGGATTGTCCATCCATTCTCTGAACCAAGATGATACCTGCTTGCTAGTAAGTCCTAAATCTTTGATTTCTTTCATTTCTGAAATCATTCTAGAACCTAACTCATAGTTAGCAATAGCATTTTCAACACCAATCTGTCTTGATGCATAGGTAATCATATTGTAGATGTCAGATAAGATATCATAGGTATCTGCCAACTGATCTGCATTCATCTCACGAAGTGGAGTATCTCCAACAGCATTGATAAGTTCATCAATATGTGAAGAGAATTCTTCGTCAAATTCAGAGCTGAAATCAAAGTTTTCATTGGTTTTAAGTGAATCGTAACGAGACTTCAAAACATTAAGTGCATCTCTTGCGTTAATAAACTTCTGTGATTCCTTATTGTTTGCTCTAGTTCTTTCCACATCTACTTCATCAGTTCCTGCTTTGAAGTACGTTCTTCCTGTGTAATCGATTGCATTGCATACATCGATAACAGCCTGTGCCAAATCAGTAGGGATAAATCTTCTCTCTGTAGGATTCTGGAGTCTCTTCGTGAGGTCTTCAACAATCTTACGGATTTCTGATTTTGTATCCGTGTACTCTTGTCTAGACTTGTTCAGTTTATTTCTGTCACGATATTTCTGTACAAGTTCATCGTTACGTTTCATATAATACTGAACCGCTTCTCTTCGTTCTGCTTTGTACTTGTTCTCAAGGTTAGCCTTTTCTCTTACAAGTACTGCTTTCAATGGTTTTGTAGATTCAAGTGAAAGAAGTTTCTTATCGAAGTTGTTGATTCGATTCTGCGTTTTTGTTATGTCTTCCTTTAACTTTCCAATCTTCGCATTATCTCTCTTGCCTTTTGCAAACGAAAGTTCTTTGAGTTCTGACTTCAATGTGTCAAGAATACGTTCCTGTTCATTTAACTTGTCAATGTTCTCTTTGTACTCTGCAATCTTTTTCTGCTCAAGTTCTGTCTGTGCAGTAGACTCAAGTGCATTTGCGAGAAGGTTTCGTGGACTAGCTGATGTATCACGTTCAGAGAATCTAATATCATCGTTCTCTGCATTGAATCGTTCACTTAATGGAATGATTTCTCCATTGTCATCGTATGTGACAGGGTTTGACATCTTAATTGATTTTGGATCAAACACAATAGTAATATCAGAAGAAACAAGTTCATTTGATGAATATCCACCATTATCGGTAATGTTTTTGATTATTACAGAATCATAACCATTATCATATGCATATTTGGAAATACTTCTTGTGTTTGTCTTTTCTCCATTAAAAGGTATGTTATTCCAATTACTTGAAAGTGTTTTTGTAACGTAAACATTACGAACCTCTGATACATTAACATTACCATTGACCGCTTTATTAATAGCATCAATAACATCGTCTGAATCTTTTTTGAAATACTCACTAGCATATGTTTCTACATCGTATTTGCTTATTCTTTCAGAGAAATTTCCTAATGGTGTCCAATAAGTTATTCCTACATAATCCTCTTTAGTATTGTATGAAAAAGTAACTCTTGGAACTTCACCATCAATGTTAATGCCACCATCTACAACAAGAGGATTTTCTGTTTTGAGATATACTGTGTAAACACCACTCATGTAGTTATCAAGTGCATCTGGATGATTATTTATAACCCAATTGCGAACATCATCAATAGAATCAAATTCTTTAATGTCAAAAGAACCTTTTTCCATGCTGAATCCTCTGATAACATATTTGCCATTTCCTTCTGGTTGAAGATTCTTAACTTTAGATGGTTCAATCAAATTTTGAATGATGTAATTCAAAGAAGAATATCCAAGTTTATTGTAGTTTCTCTTTTCACCAAAAACATATTCGTCCCCAGAATAACTAATGGCTGTTCTAGTATCATTCGAGAAGAACATACTTATTTGGTCTTTTGCAAAATTAGGATTGAATACTGTGTATCCACCTTTTCTTGTGCCATGATATCCAACAGATGTGTAACCATTTTTCTTTGCTTCTTCACGAACCATCTTACGAAGTTCAGCTTCATTCTGCTCTGGATTCTTGGCAAGTTCAAGGTATCGTGTGTCACGTTCAGAATACTTAATCTGTCTTGCTTGGTATGAACCTAAATAATCTTTATCACTAGAAAGTGCTTTAGGTTTATCATACTTATTGTAAGACTCGATTGGATATGCCCACTTGAATCCACCTTCCTTAACATCGTAGGTGTCTCCTTTTGGAACTCTGTGTTTCAACTGATTCTCACGTTTATGGAAGTCTTCTGCACTAATCTTGTGTGGTTCTCCAAGAACGATTGATCCGTACACTTTGTTGCCATCTGTGACGAAGAATTCTTTTCCAATGAACTTATCGAGAGAACGTGTGCTTCGTGTTTCCTCTGTCTTTGTTCCATTGAATATCATTCCGATATAGTTTGCTTTATCGGTATTCTTAATGAACAATGCTGTGTCATCACGATTCGCAAGTTCTGCGTTGGAAGTGCGTTCGGAAGATAATCTATTGACATCTTTGTTGAAACGATTTATATTCTTTACAAAGGTATCATCAACCATCGCCTTAGGCATATATCGCCTATCGGAAAGAAGTTCGTTGATATCTTTTTTGTTTCTTGTATAAAGAATATCTTCTTCGTTTTCAAAAAATCTTTTTGCATAATCTTCTTCGGCTTGAAATACTGTAGATATGTTATTTTGAAGTCCTGTAGCACCATTGCTGTCAATAACAAGTCCAAGCATAACTCCGTAACCATCTTCAGATATCCAATTACTCCAAAGAACAACACTTTTTCTGTTGCTGTTTGTTTCGTTATTTTTTGTAATGGCAATTGGATCGGCAATCTGTAATGGTAAATTCTTAACTGCAGAAATTCCTAAATTATGTTTTCCACCCATATGCCCTTCTGATTTTTTGCCGACACTAACATTTATGAAGTCATGTCCTATTTTATACAAAGAAGGATAAGCTATTTTTCTTACAATACTTTGCTTGATATGAATGAGTCTATTACTAACATCATTGTCTAAAAGAATATCAGATGGCATACCAATAATTACATCTTTACCGCTGTCCAATGTTCCATCAAACACACCATCAATTTCGTTCCTATATCTAGCAATGTTTCTTTCGTCTAGCATATTTAAGTGTTCTGCGTCTTTTCTTGATGCAGGTACTATATTGCTATAATAGTTATCAGTTTTATATCTCTGGTCATATAACAATGTTGGATTCTTTATAACTATTGCAGAAACTGTTCCAAATTTATTTGTTGGATTAACAATATAACCGCCTCCAAGAGCATCGTTCAGATAAGAAACGAGTTCCCTCTTGGTAAATCCTTTTTGATAACTTCCTTTAGATGTTTCGGCAACTTCTGATTCTGATATGGTTATGTTTTTAAGTTCTCCTGTCTTTTTGTTTACAACATTTTGCAATGCTTGTATTTCAGACAATGAACGAACGTTAACAAACATTCTGCCACCATCGTTGAGAAGTTCTCCCATCTTTTTTACAAGAGCATCTCTCTGATCTTGTGGAAGGACATTCAAAACCGCATTACTTATAATCACATCATATTTATTATTCAATGATGAATAGTCAGTAAATTTAGGATTGTAATCATTTGAAGGATATGGTTCAATGTCATCAACATCAAATCCATATTCTTCTATGCCTGCATTAGTTCCATATCCAAGTCCGCTTGATGCATCCAATATATTCCCATCAAAATCTTCAGATTTAAGAATTTCATATATCTTTCTGTATGTGTTTGTGGTAGTTGCAATCTGTGTAGGATTTCTGGTTTCACTTTCATCAGCAGATACGTTCCAAAGGTCTGGATAAATGTTCATTGCTTCTTCGGTTGTTACACTTCTAGTCCAATCGTTTGATGTAGGTTCAATAGGTTCAACCATTCGAAGTGAATATAATTGTGGATGATTTTTGTTATATTCAGAAACAAACTCATCAACGATATCCTGTGCAACAGGGAACTGTTCATGTCCACCTTTGTACTCATCGAGCATTCTGTATGCTTCTTCCATATTGAAGTTTGGCATTACAGGATTCTGTGGAACACCAACACCATCGTTGTTGTACATCTTGAAATCGATAAGAAGTTTCCAATATCCATCTGTGCTACCATCACTCTGCAAACTGTATGAACCATCTCCGTTGTTCACAAGCAAGTTGCTGAACTTTGGAAGTCGATTATTCATCGCACACATACGAAGATATTCTTCAGCATTCTCTTTTCCGGTCTTGGAGAAATCCCAATACTCATTCGGCATATAATTGCTTGGTCGAGTCTTCTTGCCATTCTTGTTGTATACAGGCTCGATGTAACTTTCGTTCTGCCACTTGGTATAGTCCTTTGCACTCTCCGGAAGTCCCATAAGATTGTACTGTGTGCTATTCCATTGGCTTCTGTGGAATGGAATAATGTAGTCGATAAAATCATCTGCAAGTGCTGACTTCAACTGTTCATCGTTAAATACTACAAGGATAGTACCTACATTATCTGAATACTGATTACGCAGTTTCTCTGCATCTGCACGTTTCATACCTTCCTTTTCATCAAGGATAAGTCTTCCGTTTTTATCAACACCCTTTGCAATAAGACTCAAGTTAATCTTTAAGCCTGTATCACCAAGTGCTGATGCAAAGTCTGCAACCTTTGTGTATGCCTGTCCTGCAAGCCCAACTCGACTCATATCCATGATAACCTGCATAGAGTCAATAAGATGAATGATTTCGAAGTCACTAAAACTCTGAAGTCTCAATCCACCATTCTTATTCTTTTGGTCAACTGTTGTAGACTTCTTAAACTTGTCAAGAACCTCACCCTTGTATTCTGTAGACATCTGATACAGTTTTGGTTTTCTCTGTGACAATCCGTTCATATAGTCAGAATATGCTTCGTAAACATCCGGATGCTCCATACGAATCTTTTCAATTCCTTCCGGAGTATTAATTTCTGCCATATTAGGAAGGTATTCCGGATTCGTCTTTGCATATTTATTCAAGAAATCTTTTGCATACTCACCCATCTTTGCTCTTGAACCTTCAACGTAGCAAAGTCCACAGCTTACCTCATATCCTTTATCATCCATCATCTTTCGAATGGTAAGAACTTCTTCCGCAGTAAGTGCAGTATTAGGTAACAGTTTCTGAATTGCACTAAATGTTCCTGTAAGCAATCTTCTCTTTTTACAAATAGTAGAGAAGTCGATGCTTCCACCATATTCTGAATTGCCTACGAATGAAGATACACCTTCACTTGCGATGTAATCTAAACGAACACGATCATTTGCAATAATCTTTGCAATACTATTCACATTGTCAATGTACTGTTCAGCTTCTGCAACTGTGATGCCAAGTTCCTTGTGCATCTTCTGTGCTGTCTGCTCTTTTGCTTGAATGTATTCAGACTCTGTCCAAGTTCTCTCTGAATTCACAACAGTAGGAGCAACTGATTCTGATGCAGAATCAATAACCACGTTAGATGCATTCTCATAGTTCTCGTTCGCACCTTCAAATGCTTTAACGTACAAGTCTTGAATCTTGTTATACACATCGTTTGCTTCTTTGATGATTCTTCCGGATACTTGGTCTGGATTTGCACCATTGTATGAAGACAGAACATTTTTCAATCTGTTAAGGAAGTCTTGGAAGAACTTCTTAAACTTATTCCAAGTCTGCTTATTGGTTGCTTTCAAATCATTAGAGAACTTGATAAATGTATTCTCGTCTGCCATAAACGATGACAATGCATCACAGATAACATCTTCGTATGCCATATCTTCAAGTTTATCATCGGATACTTGGTAATCCTTATGTCCGTTGTCACGAAGTTCTTCATACTGTCTCTGCTTCTGTGAAAGCAATCCGCTAAACGTTTCCCCTGTCGCATCACTCTTCTCGTCAATGGTTTCAACGATAAGGTCTGCCATTTCCTGCCAAGCCTTTGCATTCCATTCACGGATGAAGTGACCGGATTCGTGTGCAAGTGTGAAGAGTCCAAGTCCATCCATATTAACACCTGCGTTGATGTCAATGTAAATCTTATTGGTTCCGGATACATACCATCCATTTGCTGAACTTTCAATTTCAACACCATTATCCATATAGTAGTACTTTCCATTTTTCTGATATACAGAAATAAGATATACATCAAGTGCAGTAGACTTTGATATAAAATTTGCTACATCATATACCGCTTTTCTCTTGCCTGTTAACTTGGATGTATCGATTCCGCTTACGTTGTGAACCTTTGTGCTCTGTTTCTTTGGTGCGGATTTCTTCTTTGATTCCTCTTCAAGTTTATTGGTTCTTGATACACGTTCATCTCTACCTATGGCAAACAGTTTGTCACGCAATTCGACAGGAAGGTCTAACTGTCTTGCAAGTAATGCCTCGTTTGCTCTTCCATACATCTGTGCAAGTTTTACATTAGTGATATATCTGTTAGCATTCTTTCCATAGTTGTTAAATCCATCAACGATTGCATTTGCAACCGCAGGACTAACTCCCATCGTTGCAATAGAATCATAAAGGTATGCTTCCTCTGTTGATCCATACTTCACATTGTCACTTGTAATAGTTTCTCCATTATCAAGGTTGAATGTGATATGTCCATCATCAAAGTTTGCAATATCTTTAATGCGGATTTCTTCTCCTGTGGACTCATTGGTTGCCTTGCCACTTTCAGATACAGAGTCTTCGTACTTGCTTTTAATATCTGCACGATTGATTCTGTCTACTGTTGCATCGACATAGGTTGATGCATTCTTTTCGTTTATCGTTTCGGTAAAGTCTTCTGACATAACCTTGTTAATGATTGCATCAGTATTGATACCACGCAATGCTTTTGACTCTGCTCTTGTGAGCATCTGATTTGTTGCTTTCTTGTACACGGCATCAACGATACCACTAGAAGCATTCTGTCCACTCTTTTCAAGTTCAGCTTTGATTTCAGCCTTTGCATTTGTTTCTGTGATTTCATTTGTAACAGAGTTCGCAAATGCACCGATGTTTCTGTAGTCACTTCTTGACTTGTTCTCGTTGTTCAAAGAAGTCTCTGCCTTTGAGATAAGGTCTTTTGTCTTCTGTGATACATCGTTGTTATTCGCATAGTCTAGCAATGTGTTGATACTATCATTGCCTGCCATCTGCTGTCCTGTGTAAAGGTTAGTGCTTCTGTTGTTTGCACTTTGTGCAGTTCCAGAAACAACACCACCACCAACAGACATTCCACCACCGGAAATGAATCCACCGATTGCAGAATTGACAGCCTGTGCAAGTGCAGTAAGGAACTGATTCTTTCCTTCCTCTCCCCACTTGTACCAATCTGATTGAGTACCAAGATTGTAAGTATCAAACATAATATTAGAAACTTCAGAAGCAAATTCTTCCGATGCTTCTACACCTGCTTGAGCCAATGCATTCTTCATCAACTGTGCAAAGCCTTGAGGAGTACCCTGTTTCAAGAAATGATCTAACGATACCTTTTCTGTTAGGATTTCAATGATACCGGATGCCAATGCACCTTTTACAATCTGTGATTCTGAAGCACCACTATTGTAAAGTTCTCTTGCTTTCGTAACAGCAGAGGAAGTTCCCATAAGGAATGTATAGGCTTTTCCAAATAACATTGCTCCCGCCAAAGAATCAGCACCAGACATAATTGCTTGATACACATCACCGAACGTAGTACCGATATATGGCAATGAAACATTTCCTGTTGCATCATTCCAATTCTGTGCACCTTCTTCTCTAACTGTAGTTGCATAGTTATATGCTCTATGTAATGCATCGTACTGATTGATATCATTACCTTGAATCAAGTCAATTACATCACTCGCAAGAGCAACCGGACCGCCAAGAACACTACCTGCTACACTCTGTGCATTCATTCCAAGTCTCTCATACCAATTTGCATCTTGGTACTTTGCACGAAGGTCTTCGTTTTCTCGTCTGCCCAACTCCTCTGCCATATAGTCTAAATACTGATATGCGGATTCCTGTCCTTCAGTATTCAAAAGATAGTAGTAAAGAGAAATCTCTTCGTCAGTAAGTGATTTCCAATTTCCGTCATCACCTTCACGCAATACGGATGCATACTGATTTGTAGAATCGTTTTGAAGTTCTAATTCATCATATGCATTTGCAATGTCTTCAGAAGTAGAGTCAAGATATACACCAAGTTTGTCAACAATCGCATTTGGTTCTGTTACGTTAGGAACTCTAGTTCCATTCACAAGTACGAACTCGTCTGTGTCGGCATCATAGTGTTCGATTTGATTGGTAGCATGGAGAGATTCGATATACTGAGCCTGTGCATCATAATCAGCATCTGACATTGTAATTTCATCTCTGGAAGGATTCGATGTTCTTCTTGAAGAGTTCTGTTCAAAATCAGAATTGAGTCTATAGCTTGAGTATCTGTCCTGTTCTTGCTGTTCTCTCTCATATCGGTTGTTGTCCGTCTGCAAGTCATCACGTTCTTTAACTAACGCATTATACTCATCCTCTGTAATGGAGTCACCATTTGCATTGCGATACATTCCATCAGCAAAACGTGTACCCATCATAGAGTTAGAATATCCATCGATAAGTTCATTCAGTTCGTCAAGCCTTGCCTTCTGCGAATTGTATCGGTTTGTTCTTGCTTCGATGTTCTCACTTGTGTAAATCTTGGTAGGATCGTAATCGTCTGCATCTCGATTAGGTAACCATCCGATTAATGAGTTCTGATACTCCTGTGAATCATAAACATCGTGTAATGCCTGTGTTGCATACTTTTTGTATGACATCAAATCTCTAGAACTATCCAATGCATCATCGATATCAAATCCTCTTGCACCAAGTCTTCTCAATGCATTTCTGTATGCATAGATATCAGATGTCAACTGTCTTGAGTTTTGTCTGTCAAGGTATGTTCCTGTTTCGATGGCATTGTTGTAGGTATCATATACACTATTGCCAATAGACTCTACATCACTCTTTAATTTGTCTATTGTTGCTGTGTCATTATAATAACTCTGGTTGTTAGCATAATAATTCTGCTTTTCATCATCATCGAGTTCCCAACTAGGTCTTCCGTTTTTATCGTATTTTACCTTTGCCATACAATCTCCTATCTATTCTTGCCAACATAGTAATTAGTCATACCAAGTTCTTGAAGTATTGCCTTAACATAATTTCTTGCTTCTCCCTCTACAGGAGTTGCCAATCCGGATAGGTATGTATCTAATGATGCACTATCCAATGACCAAGAACTGTGATTATCCATAATGTCCTGTGCGATTCTGTCTAATTCAGAAACTGTAATAGTATTTCCATTTCTGCTGTTATACGATTTTTCAGCAGGAGAAGGATTTCCTGTTTTGTCCGAGCCACCACCACCGCTAGATTTTAGCATTGCTTGTTGTTTGCTCCAATCGAACTTGTCCTGTTCCAACTGAAGTGATGCCTGTTGTAAAGCATAGGTCAAGCCAAACTGACGAACATTCTCGTCAAACTGTGCGTTCCACTCATCGTGTCCTGCCATAGTATCGTAAGCATTCTGGAAGTAGTTTCTGTCTGCTTGGTAATCACCAACTGTGTCACGATACTGTCCGTATGCTCTGTCTTCTGTATCAGTAAGTACGGAGTACTGATTATTTAATTGGTCACCTTCCATCTGATACTTGTTCATTGCCATGTTGTAGAGTTCCGGAATGACATTGTTCAACTGCTGAAGGTACTGCTGATTTGCCTGTGCTCCTGCTGTTGTTGCGTAGGAATTCGCATAGCCTCCGGTCAATGCGGATGCATTTGCAACAGCATTCATACTTGCTTCGTTGCCAAGTCGAACGTATTGGTCTTTGTACTGCTGATACAATGGATCGGCATTGAAGTCATAAGAGAATTCTTTTCTGTTGAGAATCTTGTCTAATGTTGAATCAATCTGACTTTGATACTTACTGTTGTAGGCATCTGGCTTATTGGCTTCTGCCTGTTGCCATTTGTCATAATAACTATTCGTTTTGTCTGAATATGTTATTGGCATTAGTTATCTCCTTTCAATTGGTCTATTTCTTCTTGTAGTGCGAGTATTGCATCTTGCAATACATTTATTTCATAGTTCAGCTTATCTGCCATTTCAGACAGATAAGACTTTACTACTTGCATATTCTGTTCGTTTGTTTTGTCACTTATGCTGATTGAAGGTACATCAAATGATGCCATTACTGACCACTTCCTTCCTCGATTGCTTTTGCGATGGAGAACATCTTGAACTCTCCAAAACCGCTGAATCGTAATTTCATATGGTCGCATCGTTCTACCGGAATAGGTATTGAGAAACTCTTCTTGCGTGTGCAGTAGTACTCAATCACGTTGTTCCAATCTCCACTTGAGTCATACATAATCTCGATACGAACCTTTGCATCTGTGTTGAGGAACATTCGAATGTTAAGTCTCTTAACATATTTGTGTGCAGGAGTCGCAAGGTCGATGTCTCCGGTTTCGAAGAACCATTCAAAGGTATCTTCTAGTTCTCCGTTGATGATGTTCGTTGGATAGAACTTTTGGCAAGGATAAATGTAACTTAACTTGTCATCGTCATCCTTATCCTCGTTGTATTCTGGTGATGGTTCGTTTCGATAGTCCATTGGGAATATCTTTCGATAGATGATTTCATTATTAACAACCATAAGGTCATTGTTCTGGTCTACCATATATAGTCCATTGTTTCCGTATGCCATCTCATAGAACTTCTTGCCATCCTCGATTGCCCACGTTCCCTTTGTGATGTCATAGACATACAGTTTGTAGTGATAGTCCTTATCTCGCATCGACAGATAGTATTTGTCTCTGTATCCGCATCCTACCGCTTCATATAATGGCTGTGAGCCTAGATTCTTGCTGATGATATTTACTGAACCATCGTACAAACACACAGCATCTTTTGCCTTGTACGCAAGGTACTCTCCAATCAACGTGATGGAATTCGCACTACCATTCTGTACTCCTCGTCCTGCTTTCCATACGATTTCAAAGTTCGATGGTTTGTTTCCATATAACTTGTGGTATCCATCTTCCTTGAAGAAAAGAACCGAACCACCATAGGATATACATCCGGTAAACTTGCCTTGCGAACCTACTGTTGCCCTGTAACTGTCAGAATCGAGTCCACCAAAGTATTCCCAATTCGTTGGATCACCTAGCTTACAAGCATAGATTTCGTTTACATAACCACCATTTCCGTCATCTCCGCTTCTACATCCAAACAATCTGTTATTGTGTTCACACACAAAGTCTAGCTTCGGCATCTTGCGTTCTGCGTGGATAATCTGCGAATTCGTATGCACAAGTTCCCTTAATAGTCCAACTACAATAATGTATTTGCTTGAGACTTTGTATACGATATTTGATTGGTTAAAGTTGTATCCGTTGTATCCAATGTCATCCACTCCGGACAATGTTACCGCATCGTACTTGCTGAACTTTTTGTTTGCATTTGTGATAGGAATACGCACATACGTTGTTGCTACGGAAACCCACGCATTGGAATTGGTACTATACATCTTCATTACGACATCCTCGTCTGATGTATCAATCCAATACACATCGTGCGATGGTTCTGTATCACTTATTACTGTGTTCTGCGAATTGTATGCAGTTCCATCCAACTTGCACAAGGTAATCTTCGCATCCGCAGGTGAGTCTGCTTCCGCATCAATGACTTTCTTTTCTTCCGTAACTGTGTTGTACACGATGTTATCCGGAAAGATAAAAAGGTTTGCTCCCCACAGAACCAACTGTCTCTGCTCATCAATGTGCGATGTAAGTGTTACCTTTGTTGGAATAGTATCCTTATACAGAACATTGTTGTTGATGTGCCATACTTCCTCACCACCAATCATTCCCTGTGGCTTTAGAACCTTACCAAGCATTGCTCGTCTCGGTCTTGTACCGATGATAGGAGCATAGTCATTGGTCATATTGAGCATATCCGCAAACTCACCATCACCGATGCGATAGTTCTTGTTCACTCCACCGAACTCACCGATAACTGATATATTGTCTTGAATCGTTTTAATCTGTGGTAACTGCATTCTGCTACCCCCTACAGATGAAGACTCTTATACTTTGGTCTGTGAGTTCTGTTGTAGTAATTTCCAAATTCTGTATATGCATTATTGAACATAATCATTGAGTTCATATATCTGTCTGTCTCGTTGTTTGCAAAATCGATGTTTGCCATAACGTAATACTTGTACAAATCTGTGTATGGTTCACCCACGATGCACTCTGTGGAGATGTCAGTTCCAAGTTCCGGAACAGTTTCTCCTTCAAGCAGTTCATGCGTGGCAATGATATCGTTCAAAATTCTCTTATCTAGGTTGGATAACCAAATGACTTTCAAGTCATCATCGTACTGATTCGGCTTAACTTCATCGACATAACTTATAATGTCATTGTATGTTGCCATTGATTCTCCTTTCATACTAGAAAAGGGAGCAACGGATTTCCGTCACTCCCTTAATTCCGTAATTACTATTTACCCTGTAATGCCATCTGTCGGTCGAGTGCAAGGTTGTTCATGCGTTCTTTGTTGTCGAGTACTTCCTTGACATAGTCCGGAACCTCTACTTCGACACCTCTCTGGATGAGGAATGTCTCCCCATTCACTCCAACGAACACATCATCCATATGCTCTCTTGACTTTGGAATCATCACCTTTACCATCTTGCGTGAAGGTGCTTCTACAGGTTTTGTTTCTTTTGTTGTTGTTGCCATTGTTTTACTCCTTTCAAGGAGAAATCAATTAGTTAGCAACTGCGGTTGCAGAGTATGCTGAACAAGACTCGATACGAACCATGTACTGCTCAACAAGGATTTCTGCTGTCTTTGTAGCTTTCCATCCAATTGAACTTCTCTGTGATAATGGATCGGCTGTTCCGGCACTACCCTTTTGACGGATTATGGTTTCTAATCCCCCGCCCTCTACTTCGGTTGTGGCATACGCATCAGCACCAAGCACGATAGTTCCAAATACTGCAAGTCCGGATGGGCAAGTGCTGTCCTTCCAAATCTTTGCTTCAGTAGATTCCACGAAACGAACATTGCCAATCTTACCAATCTCTCCGTTGAAGATTTTGTCTGATGTGGTGTACTTGTTAACATCGATCCACTCTGTGTTACGCATTAAATCATATTTTGCATCCTTTTTATTCACATAGGATTCGTTACTTCCTACATCGATGGATTTCGTTACCATCTGCCTTATGTTGCCATAAGGAGTAGACTATATCATATTCTTTAAATCTGTTACCAACTTAAAGAACCCTAGCACTTCCATCCACTTGGATGTACTCTACTTGCTTCTTCTCGAATGTTTTTCTCATCCGATATGCTTTCGATAGTCGTTGCACCTTCCTCATATGAGGCTTGGCTCATGATTGCCTTTCAAAAAGGTTTTCCATGAATTCACTAGGTTTTCATAACTTTCTCACGAATGTTATGCCACTAAAGTTAATGGATGGATGATTGCAACGTAGCCACCATCAATCTTCTTTGCGTTCTGTGCAGATAACTGTGCGGTTGCCTTGAAGAACAAGTCCGGAGTCAGAACATCCTGTGCAGTAAGTGCGGAACGTGAACCAACTGCACCTGCGTAGATTACGTTTGTACCTGCACAAAGAGCATCTCTTGTAATGGAATCAAGAGTACGTCCTGCCTGTCCACCTAACTGCTGAAGTGCTTCCAATACAACCTTGTCGATTGCTGTTAACTCAAGCATATCTGACATCTCAATGTAATCACCATACTGTTCTACAGTAGCTGTTACTACTGATACGTTTAACTTGTTACCGCTTGGAGTAACACCTTCTGTTAATGGAGTGGTTGCTTTTGCAAGTGAATCGAACTTACGGAATTCGATTGTCTTACCACCATTAGCAGGAATCGGTTTCTTCTGAGCGAACTGATCGTGTACAAGTTCCGGTTCAGCGAGACGGATAAGTTCCTTCTCGTAATATGTCTTCATTTCCGGAGACAGGTCATTGCCAACTGCGTGAAGTAAAGTTGTCTGTACTGCAAACATCTGCAAATTTAATACTAACTTATGATTTCTATTCATTTTTTATTGTCCTCTCTTTCTTATCGATGAGAGGAGTGTTACCAAGTAATGCGTTCTCCTCTCATCACTCGTCTGCGAATTTCTGCGAGGTCTTTGTTATTCAAGGCACTCGGATCGCTCTTAAATATCTGTGATGAATTTGAAGACGAAATACCATTCTCGGCAGGTCTGTTCTGCCTACTTGCGATAGAATTTGCCATCGATTCTTTTACTACTGTTGCGGTCTTTGCCATTGCTCCTATGATGATTCTGTCCGGATGAACAGCCATATACGCAGGCTCAACTGCAATTCCTGCCTGTAGTAGTCGAGCAAAGTCTTGGTTCTGAACCTCTGTTGCAAAGTCGAAGTCATCGAGTCCGTACTTTGCTTTGAATTCTTCACCCTGCTGAATCCACTTGGAATATATCTGCTTTCCACGTTCTTCAGCTTCCTGTCTTTCCTCGGCTTCTCGGAATGCTTTGTTCTCTCGTTCAAGCTTCTTCAGTTCTTTTAGCTGATTTACTGTGAGTCCCTTCTCAAAGGCTTCTGCTTCGTAGAAGGAGTCATCCTCTTCAATAGCTTTCTGTAACGAACTGATATCTTTGGCATCGACACCATATTTTTCTGATAACATTGTCATAATCGACTTGTGACCATCCAACTGCTCCTGCAACCCTTTGGTTTCCTTAAACCGCTTATTAATTATCGATTGCACTTTTTTATCGAAGTCTTCTCTGTAGTCACCTTTGATTAGGTCATCAAATGATGTCTTCGTCTTCGTAGAGGCATTGGACTCATCCTCTGTGTTTGACTCGGCAATAGAGTCGGATACTTGTTTGCCATACACAATCTCTGTAGGCTCACCCTTGCCATTGTCATCAGCTAATCCAATTTCACTTCCGGTTGCTTCTGCCCCTGTAGCACTTCCAGGGTCTCCACCACCATCTGCAAATAGCTGAAGGTTTAATTTGTGGAACATAACTGTTCTCCTTTCCATCGTATCTTTCCGAAGTGTCAGAACCTTTCGTTCATAATTACATTGTATCTATATTAAAAATCAGTTTCTCCCCACTCCACCTTAACGTAAGAAGGAAATTCTTCTTGGAGTGCAAGGAAACCGATTCGCATCATTTTCACAGGGTAAATGGTGAATCCCATTGGATCGTTGTACTCGACTTCCAACTCTCCATCTCCCTGTTCGAACGATAATATCTTTATCTTGTCTTCTTGCTCAAGGTCATCGAGTAAATCGACAAAACTAATAATCATCAAGCTGATAGCAGAGCAGACAATGTCTGCCCCACTCTCTGCGTATCCGCTATGCCCACGCACAGCAATATGTATGTTGTTATCTTCCGTATAGGTTATTGTTGTCATCGTGGACTTGTTGAACTCCTTGCTACCTCTGATGCCTGTTTGCTTAAAGAGCCTTTGCTCTGCTTAATCGAACCGCCACCCATCTGTGGTGCATTCACCTTCTGTGCTACCGCACCGCTCTGTTGCTGTGCTTCTGCACTTACTGCATCCGCAATATGTGTTCCGGTCTTGGCATCCATAATCTGTCCCATCTGCATAAGCATCTGCTGATACTGCATAATCTGCTGTTGCATCTGCATTACCATATCGAATAACGTGCCATTCTGTTGCACCTTGTCTCGCATCTTCTCGATTTGGTCAAAGTCCATCATCTCAAGACAAGCAAGTGATGCATCTGCATTGTTTGGTGCAAAGAATCCCATATTGTATAACTGCAATGCGGTTTGGTTCTGTGATTCCTTTGAATATGCATTACGTTTCTGTGGCTTAACCTCGATGTCCATAATTGGGAGTCTGCTTCCAAGTTCCAATCCCATAACAGAACCCTGTTCCTGTGGAAGCAATCCACTATTGTCAAAGGTAACGTAGTCAGACTCCCCTCTGTCCCCTGTAATACGGAAGCATCTAGGCTCGTTGTAGAACTGTCGCATCAACTCGATAACGAGGTGTACAACCTTCTTAAATGCTCTGTAGGATGTGTTATTGCTATCTCTTGACAGTTTTCCACTTGCTTCCTGTAGTGATGCGATAGCACTACCACTCTGTCCACTATGTGAAATGCCCTGTGCCACGTTTGTGTTTCCGGATGTTTCCTTTAACTCATTTATCTTCTGAAGGAATACGTTTTCATACACCGCATTGAACTGTGAGTTAGCCACAGGAACAAGGTCTCTGTCTGTGAGATTTCCGTCTGTATGTATCAAAGGCATAGACAAGTCGAGGAACTCATCCTCGTTAATCATGCCATCGTTCTTGATGAAATATCTTGGTCTAGCATTGACGAGTGCTGACTCAAGGATTGCCTGTTGCATCTTGTCGATGAATATCTGGTCATCCTTTTCGATATCGATATATCCAATACCTGCCACAGAACCTTCTGTTGGGAATAACACATCAACAACGAATGGATAGTCTCCATGGTCATACCAACCTCTCTCCGAATAGTTTGGATCGTTCTCTGATGCGTAGATTACCTGCTCATTACAGAATTTGCAGTAGTGCAGTACTGTCTTCATTTTTGGCACTCCAAGTTCGTCTGTGATTCGAACTCTCTTTTTGTAGTACCAATCGATTACTGCTGATTGGTTGGTATTATTGGCTCCGGTCATATACTTATCTGTAGTAGACAATCCATAAGTGTTGCCACCTTCCTTCAGTTCCGGATACATTTCCTTCAGTTCATCATTGTCTACCATCGTAACGTGGAATACGTTTGGAGAATCTTGGATATCACTACACGTTCCCTTCCAATACAGATTGAGGACATCAACCTTTTTAATCTCGATATCTCCAAGTCCGTTCTGCTTGTCGTTGTTCCAAAATACTCCCTGTGCGGACAGTCCGTTCTTGCACTTATACCATTGAGCATCACTATATGTATCCTCATAATTGTTCTGTTCAAGAACCACCGGAACCACTTGTGAGAGAACCTCTGCAACCTTCTCGTCATCTCTTGCTCTTGGCAAAATGTTTGCTTCTGGAAAGTTGTCCATCGCATCTGCGTGTTTGTTAATAATAAGGTTAAACAGCCAAGCTGACTTCGGCTTAACACGTTTGTCAAATGCTTTTTGGTCTCCCTTATACACGACATCCCAATGGTTCATCTTCCAGAATTCTTCATTCTCGATGATTTTGGACTCAAGTTCTGCTTTCTCACTCTTGTAGTCCATCAAGGTTTTGAATGCTTTTTGAATTTCATTTGTGCCAACCTTTTCGATTGTCTTCGTTTTCAAATCAGAAAACTCTGTGAACTCTGTATCGTGCGACTTGTTAATCTGTTCCTGTTCCGCAATCTTTGCAGTTTTCTCCATTTCCTGTTGCATTGCGAGAGTATTAATTACATCCTCTCTGCGTTGCATCTCTTTTTCGATGTTCTTCTCGTTGGGCATCTTATCTCCTCTCTTTATACGTTAATATAAGAATATGTATGTCCTTTGTTCTCGCTGAACATATTCAGCGGATCGTCTTGTGGTATTTCCTTTTTATGGTCTGCTCTTGGTGCAATCGGTCTGTCCATTAAGACATATCTCCACTCATCGTAGATATGGTCTTCCATGTCAGTATCGATGTCCTCCGGATGCTTGTCAGAATACACAAGCATTGGTATCGTTCTGATAAAGTCCCTGTTTTCGTTGGTATTAAAAACTTGGAACATCGTATCTCCGTACTCGTCAAATGCAAGGTAATAATGGCATTGCATCTTACCTGCGATGCGTGTGTTATCCGCAGGTGACCACATAATATAGTTAGGACTCCGCTCCATCATTCGTGCGACAGACTCTCCTCTTGACTCATCCCATATGGATGGATCAGCAATACCGGATATCTTTCTACCCTTGAGCATTGGGTGATTATCTTCCAACTCCCTAATGCCTTTAGCAATCTCATACGGAGTAATCTCTAGTCCTCTGTTTGGTGTACCATTGCATCCGTACCAAGCACATATGCGATATAGCTTGTTGGTGACAGGCTCAACCGCATAGTAGCCAACGGAAAAAGGTTTCGCATAGCCGAAGTCGAATCCTCGCACCACCTTCCACGATTGTGGGATATCGAATGGTTCGATAACATGAGTCCACTTCCTGTCCTTGTAATGCTTTGGATCGTTTGTCCAATTACGGAATACTTGTCCACTAAATGCATCCCAACTGCCATACAGTAATGCGTTGCGTTCAGCTTCCGGAAGACTCGCAAGTGTTGCAAGATAATTAGGATTCTGTTCCAATAGTTCCTTATTGTCGAAAACAGACGAAGGTACAAAGATTCTGTCACGTTTCATCTGCTCTATGTGACCATCTGGGAACTTAACTTCTACTGTCTCGACCATCGTAGTCATAGGTGGAGCAGGTGAAATAAATCGCTCCTTAACCCATCCCATCCCTTTTCCATCCGGAT